TGTGGGAAAATGCTAGACATATATATGATTATTGGGAAAAGAATCAAGACTATTACATGGTTAAATACGCAGGTGATGATAGATTTTTGTACCATGAAAACTTTACATTTGAACATTTTCCTGAGAACGAGATATATTCATTTAAGTTTTCAGGTAATAAATACAAACCTGAATACACGATAGCATTATTAAACGGGCAAGCTGACTTCCCGGATATTGAGAAAGAATATGAGCATGAACTTTGTATGCATCAAGTGGGGTAGTAAGTACTCCGCTGACTATGTGAATAATCTTTATAATATGATTGAGAAAAATTATACAAAAGAATTTACTTTCACCTGTTATACAGATGATGATGAAGGTATTCTAGCAGACTGTTTTCCTATTCCCGATGATGGTGTACTGCACCCTGATCATTGGTTCGGTAAAGAATTGTATTGTTGGGACCGAGCAAAGTTTCTTGTGTTCAACTCGCATAAATGGCTTGGATATGAAGGCAAGTGGTGTTACTTTGATTTAGATGTTATCATTCAAAACAATATTGATGACATAGATAAACTTGCAGAAAAGCCAAGAATTGCACATTCCAATTGGCAAAACCCCAAACAAAAACACGAAAGATTGTTTATAGATATGAGAGGCACTTTCTTTAACTCAAGCATGATGTTATGGAATTCTGATCAGTGTCAAAAAATATATGAAGAAGTTTTGTTTGATGATGAAATGGTGTTCAAAACATTCTACAAAGGCAGTGACAACTACCACTATTGGAGACAAAAAGACTTTTGGTCTAACATTCCTTTTGACTGGTTGTATTCATATAATAGGGGCATGAAATTTCCAAATGATTTAGAACTATTTAAATACAGACCCGATGCTAAAGTTTGTATATTTAATATTGATAATACACCACATCCTGACGCAAAGAAACAAATAAAACTTAAAGACTTAAAAGACAAAGACTTATTGAGGTTATGGAGATGCGTGTAAATTATGTTTGCTGTAAGTGGGGAACTAAGTATGGTCCTCATTTTGTAAATAAATTGAAGAACATGGCAAAGCGTCATACTGATTCTGAGAAGTTTGACTTTCACTTCTATTGCTACACGGAACACCCTGAGGGTCTTGATGAAGAGATTAAAGTAATTGACTTTCCTGACATTGATAGTATTCATCCTAAGTATTGGTTTGGTAGTGATAATTTTAAATACGGTATGGCTCGTTGTTGGGATCGCCCTAAGACTTTTGTTTTTAATACTCATAATTTTGCTGATGATAATCCTACTGGAAGATTTGTATTTCTGGACCTTGATGTTATTATTCAAAATGACATGGGTCCTATCATTACATACGATTTAGATCGTCCAACTAAACTAAAAAGTTGGTGGCAAGATCCCCGTCCAATGAAAACTAGACAGTTTAAACTTGCACATGGCGCTTATACTAATGGTAGCTGTCAAGTGTGGAGTGACGATCAATGTGAGGTTATTTGGAAAGATGTTCTAAAACATCAAGAACAAATATGGTTCACATTCACCGATGGTACTGATAACTATCACAGTTGGCGATGGGGCGAATTTAGTGAAGCAAAACTATGGGGACATTTCCCAAGTTGGATGGCATACTCGTACAATCGTGGGCGTTCTTGGGACGAAAATGATTTAATAGTGAACACATATCGCTCAACCCCAATATTATGTGTCTTTAATATTGACTTGTTACCGTTTGAAGATAAAAACAGAGGCAGCACAAAACAAGACAACTTAGCAGATCCGAATTTATTGGAGCATTGGAGATGATTAATATTTACACCGTGAAGTGGGGACAGAAATACGGCCCTGAACATGTGAATAAAATTCATGAGCAGTGTAAGAAGTATATCAAAGAAGACTTTGATTTTTATTGTCTGACTGAACTACCACATAACTTGAATCCAGATATACTTGTGATACCTTTTCCAGAAGATAACTACTACGAGAAGTGGTGGAACAAGTTGCATCTTTTTGATCGCAATGTTGTAAAGCAAAAAGGTGAGAAAATATTTTTTGATTTAGATGTAGTCATACAGAAAGATATAGATTGTATTGTAGATTATCCTTGTAATAACAATCTTATTTTTATTAGAACAACCTGGCACAATATGCGAAAAATGAAAACTGATGTTGTTGATATACCATGGGCATACACTGATTTAAACTCAAGTGTTTTACGATGGAATGACAGACTAAATATTGATAAGATTACAAAATTTGTAAAAGACTATCCTTCTCAGATGTTTTTCTATTACAGAGGACTAGATAATCTTTTTGCACACCAAGGAGAACGTCTATTAAATATAGACTATTTTCCGGACGGTTGGGCTTACAGTTACAACAACGGCTACATATGGCCAACAGATGTGAGAAAGCAGACGTTTAGAGAAGATCCCCTTATTTGTTTATATGATTCTATGGAGCGACCTGAAGATGTTAAGCTATAACTTTTTGAACAACTATGAAAACTGGGGTGATGGGTTAGATAAAATTAATCACGAAATGCCTTGGAAAGCCGAAGATTTCCGCAAGTCTTTGAATCCAAACTCTATGAAAGCTGCTATTTGGCTAGTAGAAGAATTAGAAAAGTTTACGGGAAATAAAGAATTAAATATTACTGTACTAAATTCTTGGCTAGGATTTCCTTTAGTTCCATTGCTTTGCGAAAATTTAAATGTAAAAAAAATCAATCTTATTGATGTTGACAATGATGCGCTAGAGTTATCAAAAGTTTTTAATAGACACTATAGAGAAGTCGGGGTAGATTTAAATCATATTAACTGGGATGTTCCGTTTGCATTTCACGACATTAATGCAATGCAATCAGATGTAGTAATATCTATGTGTGCTGAGACAATGTACCCTTTGAAAGAACTCACTACTGCAAATCCCGATTGTATTTTTGCGATTCAAAACTCTAATGTAATTAAAGAGATGTATGGTATAAATTGTGTAAACAGTCCAGAAGAACACTTAAAAAATATAGGTATTACAGAAGTGTTATATGAAGGCTCTATCAAACAAAAATATTGGACATTCGATGGGCTAAACGAATACGATAGATTTATGGCTATTGGAAAGAAGTAGCATCTTCTCCCGATATATCTGCAATCATATCTTGCCACATTTCTAAGTGTGGTATGACAAATCCTAAAGTAAGACGAGGCTCATGAGAACCTGCACAGTGATATACTACTTTGTCGGGTTCTCTACCTTTACCGAAATATCCCACCTTACATGTCCATCCTGGACTATCTTTCATAGTCACAATTTCTTTTGTAATAGGATCTCTGTATCTAAAGAATCCATTTCCTTCTTTTGAGTATGATAGAAGAATATTATATCCCGATGCATTCCAATTATTATGCCAGCTCATAAATCCCTCAGAAGGATAATAAACATTTACTGCTTGATTTCGAGCGCCTAAGTATGAACACAATGTTGTAGCCATGGTTATACATTTGTTTTTGTGTTCAGATGATACACGCTCTTCTGAGGCAATGTCTACTGATATGGTTTTCTCTGGATATCCTATATGTTGTCCATCCTTGGAAACAATTTCTTCTAAATGTTCTAAGCCGCATCCAGTGTCTAATGTGTATCCTTGATGTCGGCCTTCGTGCTTAGATATTTTATCCAAATCAGTTAAATCTTGATTAAAGAACCAATCACTATATTCTGTTATGATTGCTAACACTTCTTCATTCTTAATATCAACTAATTTCATTCTAACTTATCCTTCGATATAGTATGATGATACAAAACAATATCAGTTCCTTGAAGTTCTTCGTAGTGATAACCATTTACAAAGTTCCAACGAGCGTCTGGTTCTTTTATGTATCCCCACTTTACCACTTTCTCACCATAAGTCAATAGTCTCCACATTGTAAAAGTATCCCACTTTCTAGCATCTTCAGGATAATGTAGCATATCATAATCAGGTTCCCATTGCTTTAAATATTCAGTGTACCAAGCTCCCATGAGATCCATTGTCGCTTCATTCTTTCTATATATGAAGAATCCACAATGACAAGTCATTTCTTCGCCTTCTGCCAACTTAGTAAGTTTAGCATTGTAAGGACGATTCTTAGTGAATACAATATCTAGATCATCTGGTAATTCATTAAAAACATTTTGAATATCCTCATGCTGACACATCATATCAGCATCAAGGTAGCAAGTAATGTCGTAAGGAGTTTTATTGAGTGCCCAGAGTTTAGCACGAATATGTCGTGGAATGCCTTCAGTGATTATGTTATCAAAGATTGTATAGTCTTCAGGCTCAACCCATTCTTCATGTGTGAAGAAAGTGATGTTAGCTTCAGGCCAAAAATCTTTTACTGATTCTGCTAATGCTTTTCCGTAACGATAGAAACCTTTTTTAACAGAAGCAATAATTACAAATCCTTTAGTTTGCTTCTTCTGTGGCATTTTCAAGTTCCTTCATTATTAATATTGTAGCATACGCTTGAACTTCTATAATAGATTTAGACTTGCGAATCATTCGCTTCAGTTCAGTATTTTTAGAGTTTTTAATTTGTTCAACTTCAAATGCTTCTAATTTATAATTAAAAAGAACTTCTTGTTTCCCACGCGCAACTTGAGATTGTTGCCGTTCCATTTGCTGTTTGATAATTTCGTTACGTTTAT